TACGACGCCCGGTTTGCCCGTCTGAAGACACAGATCGAGGACGTCAACGCCGGTGGAGAGGTTGGCGGCGGCGAAGAGGCGGAGGCCCTGTTGCCGGCGTACTCGTTCCCTGCTGTATGCAACCCACTGGGGCTCGGCACCAAGTGGTAACCGTCTCCGTCGAGGTCTTTGGCGATGTCGTCGTCAAACGCGAGCTGCTGCGGTTCTCCCACCCTGCCGAGAACATGCGGCCAGCCGGCGAAGAGTTCATGGACTACATGCGGGGCGTCGAGCGCGAGCAGTTCGCTACCGAGGGAGCGGCGGGATCGGGCGGCTGGGCACCGCTGAAGCCGGCGACCGTGGCGCAGAAGGCCAAGCGCCGGCTTGACCCACGCATCCTCCGAGCCAGCGAGGCTCTGTTCCACTCCCTCACCAGCAAGGGCGATCCGAACCACATCGAGGAGATCGGCCCAGACGAGTGGTTCTTCGCCACCCGGGACAAGAAGGCGCGGTTCCATCAGACCGGTACGAGACGCATGCCCCAACGTCGCGTGATCGAGCTCGCCGGACGCATGAAGCGGGACATCGTGAAGATCGTCCAGCGTCACCTCTTGGGCGAGCGATGAACGTCTACGGCCGGATCATCACCCGTGGCGACGTACGCGACGCCGTGACGGATCACCTGCAGGAGTGGTCCCAGGCGTACATCGGTGAGGTCGCCGTTCAGCGCGGCAAGGGTCGATGTGATCTCCCGCAGTTCCGGTCTTTCCGGTTCTCGACCGAGGACGTCGACAAATGGCCTGATGATCAACTCCCTGCCTGTGTCGTCGTTTGCCCGGGTCTCGCCGACACTCCCGATCGTCAAGGCGACGGCGTTCACGATGGTGAATGGTCAGTCGGCGTGGGCGTAATTGTCTCGGCGCGCGATCAGGAATCAACCGATGAGCTTGTCGGCATTTACACCGCCGCCGTCCGGGCCGCTCTTATTCAGCACCCGTCCCTTGGTGGCTTTGCATCGGGTGTGCGATGGATCGACGAGGACACAATTCCGAGCCTCGGATTCGATGATTCCCGCACCATTGCGGGCGGTCGAGTCGTCCTCGGGGTCAAGGTCGATGCGGTTGTGGATTCCTTCGGAGGACCGAAAGCAGCGCCGGATGATCCGTGCGTCGACCCCGGCAATTACCCGGTCGTACAGGCCACACCGCTGACCACCGAGCAAGGCTGATGACATGGCCTGCGACCTACCCCGAAGTAACCTCACCAAGCAGTGATCAAGATCCAGAACATCTCGGGCCACGCTGTTGACCTTCACATCGGGTGCCTCGCTCCTGGCGAGATCGCCGAAGTCGAATCGAGTCGCGGGCTGTTGCCAATGATCGAAGCGGGCACTCTCGTCGAGCTCGAAGACGAGAAGCCCGAGAAAGGTAAGTCCCGATGACCCCACTGCCCGGAGTCCAGGTTTCGTCTCGTTCGCAGCCTCCGTCTCGGGGCATCTCGACTGACGTCGGCGCGTGGTTCGTCGTCGGTGCCGCCCAGAAGGGACCGACAACCAAAGCGCAGCTGGTTCGGAACATGACCGAGTTTCAGCTGTACTTCGGCACCCGGCAGAGCTACTCCCTGTTGTGGGACGCGCTCGAGACCTTCTTCCGGGAAGGCGGGTCGCAGGCGTACGTCGTTCGTGTCGCCGGCGCGTCGGCGGTAACTGCGACGAAGACGCTCATGGACAGCCAGGGCACGCCGGTCGCTTCCCTCCGAGTCGACGCCAAGAACCCCGGCGTGTGGGGCAACTCGCTGAACGCCGCGGTTGTCGCGTCCGGCTCTGACCGCCAGATCGTGATCACACTGGGCAGCACCGAAGTCGACCGTTCGCCGGTCTTCAGCGACCAGGCGACCGCAGTCGCGTGGTCGGCAAACTCCGACTGGGTAAACGTCGTCATCCCCGGCGGCGCCAGCACAAATCTTCCCGCCGTTGCGGGTGCTGCTGCGCTCACGTCGGGGGCCGACGACAACTCCGGCATCACCGACAACCAGCGCCAGGCCGCTCTTGCCTACTTCACTCGTGATCTTGGACCTGGCCAGGTATCGATCCCGGGAAACACGACCACGGCCAACCTTCAGGCGCTCGTCGCGCACGCTCGGGCGTACAACCGCCAGGCGCTTCTCGACGGCACGGACACGGCGACGCGCTCGACGCTGGTGACCCAAGCAGAGACGCTCCAGGGCGACGAGTACGGCGCCATCTTCGCCCCGTGGGTGCTCATTCCCGGCATTGTCGGCAACACCTCTCGCACCGTGCCGCCATCCGCTGTCGCCGCTGGGCTCATGGCACGCTCGGACGCCACACAGTCACCCAATGTCCCGGCGGCCGGCGACAACGGTCGGGCGAAGTACGCCCTCGGCCTTTCGCAGGTGGCGTGGACCGATGCTGACCGCCAGCTGCTCAACGACGACAACGTGAACGTGTTCCGCCAGATCAGCGGCCAGGTCACGCTCTACGGCTACCGGACGCTGGTCAACCCGAACGGCGACACGTCCTGGCAGTGGCTCAGCAACCAGCGCCTTCGCCTCAAGGTCACCGCCGAGGCCGAGAAGGTCGCCGAGGGCTTTCTGTTCGACCAGATCGACGGGCGCGGCCAGAAGATCGCCGAGTTCGGCGGTGCCTTGGCCGCGGTCCTGTTGGGCTACTACAACGCCGGGTCGCTCTACGGATCGACCCCGGACGAGGCATACAGCGTCGACGTCGGCGAGTCCGTCAACACGCCGACCACGCTCGCTGCTGGCGAGCTGCGTGCCGTGCTCACCATGCGCATAAGCCCGCTTGCGGAAGTTGTGCGAATCGACATTGTGAAAGTCGCTGTCGGCCAGCCGGTATAGGTAGGAGAACCTGATGGGAAGCCAGAATCAGTACCGGAACACCCTGCACGTCGATGGCATCGGCTCGATCGGTGTGTTCGACACATGGTCGGGTGGCGAGGCCGATTCCGACGAGGTGAAGTACAGCCCCGGTGGCATGGGTGCCGAAGAAGCGCAGGGCGGTCGCCAGACGGTCGGCAACGTCACATTGGGCCGGCAGTACAAGCGGGACCGTGACCACGCACTCGTTCGCCAGCTGATCCAGGTCCGCGGGCGAGCTCGAGTCAGCGCCCACCGTCAGCCTCTCGATGCGGACGGAAACGCCTACGGTGCTCCCCTGGTGTACACCGGCTTTCTGAAAGCCGTCAGCCCACAGGACGTCGATTCGAACTCCTCCGATCCCGACACCTTCGAGGTCGAGATCTCTACAGATGGGACCATTGGTTGACCGATTCCCCGACTTCCCCAACTCCGCTCTCGGCAGTCAAGTCGACGCTCAAGGCTCGTCGGGAAGAGATCGCCGCCGAGCTGTTCAAGGATCTTCCGGTCCCCGGCTGGGACAACCCTCGCATCACGGTGCGGTACCGCCCTCTTGAGCACCCGTTCATCGCCCGCAAGCGCAAGTCCGTCGAGAAGGCCAAGGGCGACAAGGGTGAGGCGGAGATGAACGCCAACCTTGATCTGCTGATCGAGGGCTGTGTGGAGATCAGCGCCGACAACGGCGAGGGTCCCTGGGACGGCTTCGACCCCAACCTTGCCGAGGCGCTCGGCGTGGAGAGCGTCTCTGCCCGCCAGACCTGCAAGGCACTGTTCTTCAAGGACGGCGACGTCGTGAGTCACACCGACGCCCTGATCAAGTTCAGCGGCTACGTCGATGCTGAGACCGAAGGGCAGTTCGCGGGGGAATAGCCCGCCATCCGGCGACGAAGAACGCCGCGATGGCTCTCTGGCTCGGAATGAATCCGCTCGTCTATTTGCGCACCGGTGGATTGGAAGGCCGGGTAGTAGCTGAGGCAATTCAGCAAGCAGCGGAATTGCGGAAGAAAGAGATTGAATCGATAGGCGTCGCCTGCGCCAACGCTCTTGGCAGAATGTTTCGCAAGTAGCTGAGCAAGAGGTCCGGCTGAGTGGCAAATGACGAAGAAGTCGGAGTAAGGCTCAGCCTCAAGCAACGCAAACAATTCTCCGCGGAAGCCGACCGGGCCGCCAAGGACATCGACAAGATCGGGGCAGCCGCTAAACGTGCTGACCGCTCATCTCGTCAGGCAAGCACGGGAGTCGCCTCGTTGGGCACCCAGGTGAACGTGCGCCGCCACAAAGACCCGCGGGACACAGCCGACTTCGAGTTGATCCGCCACGGCCGAGCACCCGAAGCGCTGGCGAACATGGCCGATCGACATCACGACCAACGTCTTGAGCTGGGAGGCGTCGATCCTCACCGCTCTCGGCATTTTGATCACCGCGGACACAAAGCGCGATGTGAACGAAACCGGCGACTAGTGCACCGGTTCATGTTGTGGATCGATGCTCCTCTTGTGGTGCGCACCGCGGTCCGGGACGCCCACCGGAACCACATTCACGTCGCGGTGAGGCCAGGGATGTTGCTTCATCCGCCAGACCCACCGACGAGTCAGGAGGTACGGATGATCATCATCGAGCCAGTCGCCGCGGTGTCCCACCCGTCAGGAATCGGCGGCTGGCAGTTTGGCCGGCAGGGCCACGTCTATGCCCTCGATGGCGCGCAGCACTTCGGCGGATGGACACCGGAGCAGGCGGGCCCGACGAACCACTCAGGCCGCGACTGTGTCGCGCTCGTTCCAACTGCGACCGGTAACGGGTACTGGTTGGTGTCCGACTCAGGCGAGACGTACGGCTACGGAGACGCCCGTTGGCCGGGCAACTACGACATCAAGGCCGCATGCCCTCGGGGTCGAGCGACAAGAAGACGACCTCGTCGCCCTTGCGAAACGGGGCATCCATGCCCCAGCCCCCTTCCTGGGATCAGTTACGCGACGTAGCCGAAGACATGCTGCAGGAGTTGCGCCGTCGGAGCACTGCCGGGCGATTCTTTGGCCTGCTCTGCCCAGGGATCGTCTCGGAGCTTGCGGAGTGTCGCGACCTCGCTGGTCCAGTCGATCACTCCGGCCGACGCCGTCGCCAGGTCGAACAGGCTGACTAGGTGGCGGGTCTCCTCCGGTTCCTCGGCGGCGTCTAGGCCACCACTGGCGATCAGCTCATCGCCCCGGTACACGACGAAGTAGTAGCCACCCAGCTCGTTAGTCTGGGCCCCGCTTTCTTCGTCGCTGTCGAGAGCATAACCTCGCTCCCCCTGGGGCGGATCGTGCAAGAACCCCGGCCGGGTACCTCCGCCGGGGTTCTTTGCGTTCAAGGACTATTTAGTTCGAGGCCTAAATCTAAATGGTCAAGGCCGGATCGTTAATTGGCCTCAACGTTCCGAAGGGACCGGTCCGCCGGGCTTCAGGATCGGCAAGTACGTGAGGTGGCGGCGCTCTGAGGTCGATGCATGGCTCGACGAGAGCAAGCGGGACCCGATCTAGCTGGAGGCCTGAAAGCGGTGGAACAGTTCTTCGACGATCACTTCACGGAGTTCCTCATCGGCGCTCTACTCCTCGGCGCGGTTGTCATGATTTTGATCGCCGTTACTTGGGGTGACTGACGTTTCTTGGGAGTTTTTCGGGAGTTCA